AACAAATCATTAACGCAATGAATAAATGAATATACTTTCTACCATTCTCGACAGGCTAAACCAGCGCATTGAGGTCGGCAATATCTTCGATAAGATTTACGGCCTTAGCGAGCTTGTAGGCGAGGGCAATGATAAGGCGTGGGCGTTCTACATCGGCAACGGCCAAGCGATTCCTGTAACCGATTACGATGCGAAACAGGGCACGCTCTTTTGGGCGAAGCGTGGCAAGATTAACGTAACCAAAAACGATTCGCTAAAGCTGGCAGGCTGCCGCTCAATCTATGAGACACGCTTCAGCATGACAGCATACGCAATGGTGCGAAAAAGCCACCTACCTTGCGACTCAGCCGATGCACAGGATTGGGTGGCTTCGCGGGTGCTTCGTTTAATTAGCGGCACAGACCCGCAGTTTAAGACTGCCATCGGGGCAATCGCTTATGAAGTAGTGCCAAGCGGGTACGCGAATGAGATTAAATACTTGCCAGTAAACTATGAGTGGGCAGCGGTTGCAATTGATGTGGATGTGAATGTCAGCACCTCATCTGAGGACGGCTGCTATGACACTTGCCAAACTGGAGACATTCCCCTGCCGGATTTCGAACCATGCGAGCCTTGCCTTACCGAGGTTGCTGTCGATGGCGTTACAATCACAGGCAACGGCACACCAGCCGACCCGCTTGTCGCAATTGGTGGCGGTGGTGGAACACCATTGCGCACTCAGAATGAAGGCACCAACGTAAGCACCAACACAACAACGCTGAACTTCACAGGCGCTGGCGTGACTGCTTCGCTTACTTCGCCCGGATTGGTTGAGGTGAATGTGCCGGGCGGTGGCGGTGTAACATCCGTAACAGGCACAGCCCCGATTGCCTCAAGCGGTGGGGCAACTCCCGATATCAGCATTACGCAAGCCGACTCAACCACGGACGGCTACCTCAGCTTTGCCGATTGGAATACCTTCGATGGCAAGTTCGATGTGCCAACAGGAACGAGCTCAGACTATCTCGATGGCACCGGAACGCCAACGCTATTTCCAACCCTCACAAATGGCACGGTTACATCGGTTGCGGCAACAGTACCTAACCCGACAAACCCAGCATTCAGCGTTGCAGTACCTAACTCAACCACAACGCCAAGCATTGACATAACTGCCAATGGAGTTGTGAGCCAGTACGTGCGTGGCGATGGCTCACTCGCTAACTTCCCTTTGGGCGGTGGTGGTGGCGCATCGGTTAACTATTATCTCAACGGCTCGATAAGTCAAGGCACGATTGGAGGAAATCAATATTTCCAAATGAGCCGCGTGCCGATTCTCGGAGCTGGCACGAACTTCACACGAACAAACGCGCAGGGCAATGGCTACATCGCGCAATTCATAACCGATGCAGGCGACCCAAACCTTTTGGCAATCCCTTCAGGAAATTGGAACTTTGAGACCTACTTCAATGCTTCGAGTGGCGGTGGCAACCCGAGCTTTTACATGGAGCTTTACAAGTACGATGGCGCAACCTTTACGCTTATCTCATCAGGGTCAACAAACCCAGAAGCGATTACAGGCGGCACGGTGGTCGATTTGTATGTAAGTGCGCTTGCAGTACCTTCGACTGTATTGGCTGCAACTGATAGGCTCGCAGTGCGCATTTTTGTAACTACATCGGGGCGTAACATTACGCTGCATACTGAGGACAATAACCTTTGCCAAGTAATCACAACATTCACCACAGGGCTAAACGCATTGAATGGCTTGACTGCGCAAGTTCAGAACTTCGCAACTGGCACGAGTGGCACCGACTTCGGCATCAGCTCGGCAAGCACTACCCATACATTCAACCTACCAACTGCAAGCGCAAGCAACAGAGGCGCATTAAGCAGCGGCGATTGGACTACATTCAACGGCAAGTTCAACACCCCAACAGGCACAACTTCGCAGTATGTTCGCGGTGATGGCTCGCTTGCTTCATTGCCTTTCGAGCTTGTGGTGGCTGCATCGGATGAAACAACGGCTCTGACAACCGGCACCGCAAAGATTACATTCAGGATGCCGCGAGCTGTTACTCTTACATCCGTTCGCGCATCGCTCACAACAGCCCAAGCATCGGGCAGTATCTTTACAGTTGACATCAATGAAGCTGGCACAAGTATATTGAGCACTAAGCTAACCATCGATAACACTGAAAAGACAAGCACAACGGCTGCAACGCCTCCAGTCATAAGCGATACCGCTTTGGCAGATGACGCAGAAATGACAATCGACATCGACCAAATTGGAGACGGCACGGCAAAGGGCTTAAAGGTTACATTAATCGGCACAAGGGCATGAGTTTCATTGTCAATCCTTATTGGTACGCAAGTGCTGGTTGCGCTGATGCAGATGCAAATGCTTTCCTAACAGCAGCAGGCATCACAAATCCAACGATAAGCGGTGCAATATGTACGTTGGTAACAAGCCTGAAGGCGCAAAGTTTATGGACAAAGATGTATGCTATTTATCCATTTGTTGGTGGAACGGCTACAACGCATAAGTTCAACCTAAAAAATCCAGCCGACACCAATGCTGCATATCGATTATCATTTGTAGGTGGATGGACGCATAGTGCTAACGGTGCTTTGCCGAACGGCACGAATGGATACGCGAACACCAATTTAAACATTGCCAACAATCTGATTCTAACCAATCACTCATTCGGAATTTATTCTCGCACCAATCAAGTTGGTGGCAATTTCGTTTATGGTGGATTCGATGGAGGTGCATATTTCTTGCAAAACAATTATGGTGCTGGTAACTTTGTTTCGGGCGCAGTAGGTAACATTGTTTCATATACAGCCAATCCATCGACCAATTTATTGATGGGCTCACGTACAGCGGTGAATGCTTTTAGGGGTTACCGAGGCACTACATTGCTCGCAACAAATACAGTTAACATCGGAGCACTTCCGCCAGTAGTATTCTTTTTAGGTGCGAGAAATAATAATGGCTCACCAGTATTTTACAACTCAATTGAGTATGCATTCGCATTCTTAGGCGAAGGTTTAAGCACTACCGAGCAACCTATCTTCCATTCAATTGTCCAAACCTTTCAAACCACTTTATCTCGCCAAGTATGATAACAGTTTACCAACTTACACCCGAACAAGCTGAGCAATTAATCGGTGTGCAATATGTCGCAGATATGACATTCAACCCGATCGAAGATGCGAATGGCAATTGGATAATAAGCGGCGAAGAGGTAAGCAGCACAACCATCGACTGGGTTAAGGAATTGCCAGCGATTGAATATATTCCAAAAGAATCACTACCTTTGTTCTAATCAAAATCATTCATTATGGCAGGCGTAAAAGTAACCGACCTAACACCCTTAGCAACGGCAGCAAGCGATGACATCTTCTACATCGTTGATACAAGCAGCAATACATCCAAGCAGATTGAGGTGCAAAACATCTACGATGGGATGCCGCAGTTTGAAAGCGGTGTTTATACGCCTACTGTATCGGACGAGACTAACGGCGTGGTAGTAAATCTTGCAAAAGGTTTTTATTCGCGTGTCGGCACTATCGTAACCGTGTCATTCTTTTTGGAGGTTCAGCTCGATACTGGACAAACATCTGGCTCATTCAATTTAGATTTGCCTATTGCCTCAAATTTTTCAAGCGATAAAGACTATACAGGGACAATTTGGTACAAAGACCCAAGCGAATTGCTTGCTGATAGTTATGCACAATCTGATGGGACAAACCAAAAGATAAGTGTATTTTTGATTTCAAACACGACTGCATTCAATTACCTTTACCTAACCATCACAGGCCAATACGAGATACTTTAATAATGCGCAGCACCTCAATTCTCGGGCTTAATCTGATTAAGAAGTACGAGGGATTGAGGCTCTCAAGCTACCTATGCCCCGCCGGAGTTCCGACCATAGGCTACGGATCGACACGCTATCCGAATGGTAAGAAGGTAATCCTCGGCGAAAAGCTCACAGGTGAAAAGGAGGCAACGCAATTGCTACTTGCAACGCTTGAGCCGTTCGAAGCGGCGGTAAATAAACACCTACCTAACCTCAACCAATGTCAGTTCGATGCGCTTGTGTGCTTTGCATATAACGTAGGCACAGGCGCGTTGGTTAAGTCAACGCTGCTAAAGAAGGCAAAAGCCAACTCAGCCGACCCAAGCATCCTCGATGAGTTCCTGAAGTGGAACAAGGCAGGCGGGAAGGTGGTCTCAGGGCTGACCAATCGCCGCCGCGAAGAGGCGAATCTCTATTTCTCACTTTGTAATATTTAGCCCCATCTTGCCCCAACGCCGCACTGGCGTGTGCGTATATTAGGTATGCGAAAAAGGGC